CTGCAATCGGTATTTGCCATTCTGTCGATCGAGCGCCCTGGTTACCTTGTCCAGCACGCCGTTGAGCTCGACCTCGGCGCAATCGCGGGTCACATGGGTTTGCACGACGATGCTGCGACGCTCGCCGATGGCGATCTGCACCGTCAGTCCCAGCGCAATATCCTTGCCTGAATAGACCGGCTCAACCGTGTGCATGTCGGGAGGTGTCGGCCCGACATTGGCCTCGCGCAATGCCACGCTAGCCTCCTAGGATCTGCCGCGTGGTCATGCTCTGATGACGCCGCGTCAATTGGGTGTTGCGCGGCCGCTTATACCACTCGCGGTTGGCGCCGCCGACCTCGTCCTCATGCATCCAGCACCGTTGCATGATATCGCGCATGGTCGCGGCCTGCAGCGAATTCACATTGTACACAAAGCCGTGCAGATACTCGACGCCATCAAGCAAAATACGTATAGCGTGGCCAGGGAGATCAATAAAAATATCTTCCATCTGCAGCGCCGGCTCATCGGCAGCACGCGCCTCGTTCATGGCCTGCGTCATGAAAGCTTCTTCGGCGGCGGCTTTTTTATCGCGCAGCACCTGCTGGTAGGCGCGCTCGCGGATCTCGTCCTTTTCTTCTTCGGTCAGGCTGGAAAATTCCAGGCGATCGGTGAACGACCGCGGCAATTTCGGTTTCGCCATAACGAGCCTCTATTATGAGTGTACCCAAATCGCGCCGGTCGCGGCTGCCCCGGCCGACACCAGAATAGGCCAGCCGGTAGTCGCGTCAAAGCCGATAAAATCTCCGGGCAAGCATCGCAGCACGCCGCGGTTCGGAATGACCAAGGTCCCGTCTTGCGCATAGCCGCCGCCCCATTGCTTGCTGGCAACCGGGGCCGCCGCCGCCATCTGATCGTTCAGCACGTTGCTGTCCAGTGTTGCGACATCCGCCGGGATCAGGTCATTGGTGCCGACAATGAAGCCCTGCAGGATCGTTGACGAAAACGTGCCCATGGTGCGAAGCGCCATGCCGACCTCCTGTAAATAGCGCGCGACTTACGGAGTGACCTGCGCGCGCCGTCTCAACCTTGACCGCTGATCCAGCCCTGCGGGATCGCAATATTGGCGTTCAATTGCGCCGCCATGTCCGCCGCAGCGGCGTTCGTCAGGGCCGTGACATCGGCGGCGTTAACGGCGCCGCCGGTGCCGGCGCCGGCGGCATTCTGGCCGCCGGCAGCGTTGACCAACCCCAATGTCTGAGCACTGGGCCCGCCTTGCGCCATGTCGTTAAGGCCGGCGCCAACCCAGGAGATGTTGAACTTGTAAGTAAGACGATAAGGCATGCTAGCTCTCCACTCTCAGCCGAAGGCTCAGCCGAAGGTCAGGTTGAAGTTCGATGTGGACTCAATCCGCATCGCGAATTGCTGGTTCTGGATCAACGTCCCGTAGAACGCCTTCCAGCCGACAATGCGCAATTGATTGAGCGGGTCGCTCTTATCGCCTTCCTTCAGGTAAGTAAATTTCACATCGTCCAGTCTGACCTGGCCGTAGGCGCCACGTCCGAAGATAAAATTCGGATAGACGATGATGCCGTTGGCCGGCGCGGCCGGCGGGAATTGCGACACACCGATGCCGGTCAAGATGACCGTCTGGCCGGGCGCCATCTGGGTCGCCTGGCCGGCGAGCGGCCCGCTGGTCGGTCCTGCCGTACTCAACGCCAGATTTGTCGGCGAGGCGCCGCCGGCCGCCGAGATATAGGCGCTGAACGTGAAGCCAGGCAGCGCCGGTAAGACCACCGAGATCGACCCGTTGGGGCCGGTCACAGCCGGCGCGGTGACTGCACCATAGACCCGGCTTTCGTACTGGTTCTGCGTGTCCGACGCCGTCAGCTGAATAATGTAGGTGCCGGTAGCCAGGTTGCCCGACGTGCCGGCGCTGCCGTTGATCCCGGTCACGCCGGTAAACGACGGCACCAGGTTGGACATGCAGAAACGGATGCCCGACCACTCTCCGATCTCATAATTGTAAAGCCGGTTGATGTCGGAATAGGACCAGGCCTGGTTGATCGAAGAATTCTCCCGCAGATCGCCGGCTACGAACGGGTGAATGACCGCCACGTAGTGCGGCATCGCTCGCGGGTTATTTGAGGCGCGAGCACCGCCGGCGTCAGCGTCCAGTTTGGTGTCGGTCATCTCGTCGCCCATGTAGCGAGGCGCGCCGAGCGTGAACAACATCGCATAGGCCCGATTGAGCTCGTGGATATTCATCACGTCGCCGGCGACAAGAGAGCCGCGCGCGCCGCGCGAGTTGACATAGTTGACTTGCGCCAACGCCATCAGCGAATTGAACGTATTGCGCTCGAGCGTTTCCGCGACCTGCAGGCCGGTGAGCTCGATCGCCTTCTTGAACAGCGGGTGCTTGATGGTGAGCTCCGCTACATCCGTGATGGTGATCTTGTCACCCCACTGCAGCGCCGTGGCCACGACCTGCTGGATGGTCATGAGCTCGCCGACCGGCGGCACGCCTTCGGACAATGGCGCGAACGGCAAGGGCACACGTTGATAACGTGTAGCCGTGTAGGTCACGCCGCGGCCTTTGGGGAGATCGAGCGGATCGCCGAAATGGTAGACCACCAATTGGCGTCTCGCGAGCGGAAGCGTCTTGTCGGCTATATAGGCTTCTACGTCAGCCTGGAATGAGCCAGATACGTTAGTGGGCATTGCGGACCTCCGTTACAACGGCATGTCTGCAAGCCTCTCCTCAAGTGATTTGCCTCGACCGCGCCGGTCTTGGGTAGCGTCGCTGCGACTATTACCCGAGTTCACCGTCTGCCGTTCAACGCGCCGCCGAGCCTGCACACTCGCTGCCGAAGGCTTATCGTTTTCCCATCGGCTCACCTGGCGATCGCCAACGAGGTAGCAGAGCACGGCCCGGCGCCCGACATTGGCACCGCCTTGCACGAGCCGATTACGCTCTGATTCCACTCGATCGCGATAACGCTGGTAAGCAGGAATACGTGCTGCCTTCTGGTCATAGAGAGACTTGTCGGTTGCATCCTGCATGGCGAAGCTTTGCTGATGAAGGGCGCGTTGCGTGCGCCACTCCGAGTCGCGAATATCTTCGGACATGCGTTCTTCGGGCGTCATGACCGCCCGACGTTGATTGCGCTGCTCATCGGATTCTCGCTGCTGATTTTGCTGCGAGCGCGTAACGAAATCATCGAACCTGCGTTGCAACGCCTGCTGTTCTTCACGCGAGCGGCGCAGATCGTCGTTGAGCGAACGGATGCGGTCGTTTTCACGCGGGCGACGGGCGCGTGCAGGTTCCTGGTCGGCCGGAGCTAGGCGCTTGTCCTGTTCATCCTCGTCGTCCTGGTCCTCGTGGGGCGCAGGTTCTACGTTTTGGTGATCAGGCTGCTCGCCTTCCGGCACGTCAGCATCGGCCACCTCGTCAGCGCCTTCGGCATCGTTCTCTTCCGGCGCCTGGGTGTCGATGTCGTCAAGGTTTACGTCGTCTTCATCCGTAATCTTTGGCACAGCTACTCCAGAGGTGAGGTAACGGCCACCAGTCGAACAGCCGGATTATTGAAGAAAGCGCCGATTTGTCAATTAGGCTCACCGTTCGTCACGCAATCTTTTATGATGGCGTCGATTTGGCCGGGTGTTTCGACCACCCCGAATTTTTGGCCGCCGACATAAAGAATCGCCTTAGTACCGGGGGCCAGGCTTTGCTGCGCGGCATCTGCCGGGCGCACCACGGCGATATGCGCGGTTTCAACGCGCACCTCGCGGTTATCGGGCGAATGGAAAATCGCCATGCACCAGAGGATGTTATAAAACACCGCGCGCACGGGGCATCATCCTGGGATCTCGGATCTGGTCCTGGTGGATGACACCGGGCGGTTGCTGCCCGCCTCGAGGCACTTGGGTCTGGGCTCCCATCCGCGGCGTTCCCGGCACGCCTGGCCCGGCGCCGCCAGGGATCCCGGACCGGCCTGGCTGCTGCTGCTGTTGCATCGCCTGCTGCATCTGCGCCTGGTTCTTGGCCTGCATCTGCATCTGATGCCGCATCATGTGGTCACGCAGCACCCCGGTCAGGTCGCCGGCCTCTTGGAATAACTGGGCGTGCACTTTCATGTGCTCCGGGTCCTTGTCGAGCGGCGACACCGGGACCATGGCGCCGGCCGCCAGCAGTGTGTTCTCGAATTCAGGCGCCAGCGACAGGTTCTTGCGGGTATCCATGAAGACCTCGCCGGCCACCCGCGGGCCGAACAGGTTCTCCATGAACGCCTGCAGCACCGGCGATAGGTTCAATTCAAAGCCTTTGTACTGCTGCGGCGGGATCCCGCGGATCATATTGAGGCCGGCCATCTGCATCTGGATCTGCTGCGCCGATCGCGCCGCCTCGACGCCGAACCATTTGACCTCCCAGCGCCGGTCCATCTGCACCGGCTCGATCACTTGCATGTTCATATCTTTGCCGACAATGCCGAACTGGCGCAGCGTCAGCGGCTTGTCGCGGAACTGATGGTCGAGATACACGAACCAGCGCAGGATCGGGGTCAGCATGTCCATCTCGAGCCCGGTCACGATGTCGGACACGGTGAGGATGTCGACCATCTGCTCCTGGGCGACCTGGGCCTGCGATGGCTTGCCTTTCTGCCCAGACTGGCCCTGCGGCAGCATCGCCGGATTGATGCCGAGCGTCTGGAAAATTTGACCCTTGATCGCGGTGATAATCTCGAGGCCTTCCTTATACAGCGGCGGGAATTGCGCAAACGTGGTGTCCTTCGGGCTGGTTTCCCAGACCGCGCCAACATTGAGGATCATCGAATTGGTGCGCGGGTTCTTGGCCGGGTCGGTCATGATAATCGGCATCAAGCCGAAGGCAGACGAATCCGCCGCCTCGTTTATGGTGTCGTTGGCGTAGTACTGCAGCGTCTCGACATTCTTGAGCTCGCTACGCCCCTTGAACGCGCCTTGCACCGGGTTGGCCGCCGCCGAGATCAACGGAACGGCATCGCACCAATACGGGTTGCGCTTGACCGAGACGACGAGCTCCGGGCTGCCAAAGCGGATCCGCATGATGCGCCGATCGTCGCCAACCTTGATCTTGGCCCACGTCTCGTAGACCAGGCAGAATGTCTTGCTGCCCTCGATCTTGACCCCAGCCGAGTCGCTGATTTTTTCTTCCTTGGAGGGCGTGCCGGCGGCGTCCTTTTTAGAGAATGTCTCGAGCAGCTCCTCGCCGGCAGTCTCATCGATTTCGCCGTCACGGATCATTTGCCGGATCTTGGCCTTCGACCAACGCCGGATCACCGTGACCGAGCCGCCGCTGTCGATCGCGTCCTTGACCCCGCGCGCGGTGAACGGCAGCACCAGCACATCGGCATCGGCCAGAACCTCGACATCGGGACAGGCATGCTCGATCGTTTCCTCGGCGATGTCCCAGTATGGCTCCGACTCGTCGTCCTCGATGTCGGGATCCTCGTCAATGGTGTGCTTGCGCTCAACCCGCCAGGTGACGTGATGCTCAACCGTGCTCCAGCTCATGTAGACGTTATAATGGCCTTCGACGTCGCCGTTTTTTAACAGCTGCGGGACGACCTGCGACCGCATCCGAGTTTTGCGGATGTAGAATTCCAACAACGCCAGCAGCGCCTCGGGTCGGCTTTCGCTGGTGATGACCTCGACATTCTTGCCAGAAGGCGGAAATATTTGGTTGGTGTTGCGAACTTTTCGCGCGTTGATGGCGTCGTGGACAATCGGAACGAAAATTTTGGAATTACCGGAATAAAACTGTTTTGGTCCCAGCTCGCAGTTATAAATGTCCCAGTAATCCATCTGCGCGTTCGACCGTTCCCACTGATCGGAGAAGCCGCGCTCAATGTCCTTGTAGAGCTCGAGGCAGGCGTCGCGGATATCCTTGTCGCCGCACAGCTCCTCGTTGCGGTCGGAGATGTCGTCAAAATGCTCCTGCTCCGCGATTTGTTTATCGCTGAGCTCCGACGGCTCGATCAGAAGTTTGCGCGGGTCTTTCGCCATTACTTATCCTTCGGCGGCGGGTCGGCCTGGACATTGCTTGGCACCTCGACAATTTTTTTCGCCCACACCACGCAGAACTGGGCGATGCCGGCGCGAACGTCGCGCCCGATATTTTGATTGGTCGAAGCCACATCACAGATTTGCTGGATCGCGGTTTGCTCCTGGTCGTTAACGGTGAGTTCTTTTGCCGAAGCGAACGAAGTCAACGCCAATAAAATAATCAGCCACATCACGCCACCTTCAGGAATTTCTTGGCTTCCGCCACCTTGTGCGCCAGGTCGTCCTTGTCAGCTTGCAATTTGCCATGCGCGGCCTGCAGCTCCTTCTCACGCTGCTCAAGTTGCAGCTCG